GTTCTCAAGTTTTATTATGTAGCGAAGTCCGGCTATTAGTAGGCCAATAGATCCGAGAACGGACGCTACGAAAGCCGCGATATTATTTGCGTCCATACTGCGGAGAATTCTTGTCTGCCCAGCGTAAAGCTGGAGCTGTTATTGCGCCAATTAAAACTGCGTATTCGGGAGCGAAGTCAAGCAAGAACGACACTCCTAGAGTTACGCCGGAAGCGACTACTGCTAGGCAGTAATCCTTAAAAGCCTCTTTGAATTCCGGAGTTTTGATTTTCTCAATTAGCGCTTCCATTTGTCTCCTTCAAGGTCGAACCAAGATCCGTCAGAGTCTCCGGACGGGTTAAAGCTGATATGAATGTGCGAGCGGTGAGGATTTGCGCCTTTGTATTTACGCCATTTCCATCTGAGGATAGGCGATGCAATCCGCCCATCATAGATAACATATTTAAGACGCTTGTCCCCTCGTTTTGCGCATTTACGGATTTTCTCTGCGAGTCCGTGCGCTTCTTCTTTGTGAGCTTGAAGGTCAGCATCTATATCGATAGCTCGGACGATTCCTTGAGCATTTGGGTTATGATCCGAAATAGGAGCATTGGCAAGATGACGACTAGAAGCAAGCCAGCCATCACTCCTACGATCGCGGCTCGGATAGTCATCGTCAATCTGCTCCCTAAGTTGAACTCCAGCTTTACAGAGTGTTGCCATCAGGCTAAAAGAAGTTTTGCTTCTTCTGCGGTAATTCCAAGTTTGTCTAATAACGCTTGGCGTTGCGCAGCCTTGGCTGCTATTTCCGCTTGAATTTGTTTGGCTTTTTCAGCATCTTTTTCAAGTTGTTTTAATTCTTGCTCTGTTGCTTCTCTGACAATTTCTTCGCCAGTTTCGCAATTAAAGATTTTGATTTGATTGTTCATATTAAGCCACCCCATAGACCCAAATAGTGCCGCCACTAAAAGTTGTTCCGCTTGCCAAAATTGATATGCTCGTGATTGCTGCGGATTTTGCATACCAAAAAGTTCTATTTATATGCACATCGTTAAAATTATCGTAACTTTGCAAGAAAACTGGTTGATTTCCACTTGTGTCAGCATATTGAGGCATCCACATTTGAAGATAATTCAAATTAGCAACCGAACTGCTAGTTTGAGCGGCGCCAACCGATCCTAATTGATTATCAGGGCCGGGATAATAATTATTTCCAGTATCGCTGTTAAATCTAAAATAAATGTTGTTGGCTGAAGCGACGTAGAAATCTTTAACAACTACTAATAATCTTGAATAAGTTGTAGGAATGCTGCTTACCGTTGTAGTGCCGCCGCTTAAGGTAGTTCCACCTGTGTTTATTAAAGTTGTTCCACCGCTAGGAGTAGCCCACTTTAATCCGGTAGAAGCTGTGCTATCAGCTGTCAAAACTTGGCCATTTGTGCCAACGGCTAATCGATCAGCTGTATCCGCTGCCGTAGCTGCTATCAAATCTCCTTTAGCATCAAAAATCGTTGCTGAAATTCCGCTTGCATCCGCAACCCACTTAAAATCTAAATCTGTGTTGGAATTTTTAGCCAATACTTGATTTGTTGTTCCGCCTTTAAGATCAACTAAAGACGTATCGATTCCGTTGCCAAGTGTGCGAATTGCGGCTGCGCCATCTTTGACTAAATCTGTATCCGCTGGGGTCGTCCAGCCAAAATTACTTGTTGTCGGCATTATTCTCCTTTAGGCGACTATTGTAGCGTTAAGCCAAGTCAAGCTCGGCGAAATGGTATTCCAAATCTCTGCTGTTGGAACGCTATTCCAACGGAAGGCTTGGAGTGAATATGCGATAGGTGAGACGGTCATTTCAAGAGTTAGGCGGTTATAGCCAGCGCGCCAAGTCCATCCCTCGACGAATCCTTGGAACTCACCACCCACCATATTAGATGGCAGGTTTTGGATATTGAGCGGTAAGCCCACAAATATTTCAAGCAAGGTATCCCGATCCAAATTATCAATCTCCGGGCTACCTATCTCAAAAATTATTCGACTTAGTTCATATTGAGGATAAGCTCTGATATCAAGATAAAAGGCGGCTTGGTCTTCAGCGTCCGACTGATTTTTTAACGTAGTTGCCACCGAAGCTGCTAATTGGCCGTAATCGGCGATTGACGCGGCATCTGAATCGGTAACTGAAGAATTGCCTGAGCTTGTGTAACTAATGGTAATTGAGTTGCGAACGTCCCCTGCGCGCTTGATTATGTTAAGACCCGGGCCAGTTGCGTGATTGCCATCTAGGTCAACATAACCGTTGGCGGCTAGGTATTCGCCTCGGCGAGTTGAATCGGCATAACCAATGCGGCCTTGTGCGTCTTCGTATAAATAACCAAGCCCTGAAGTCGCTAATCCGCTTACCACCGCATAGACGTTATTGAGAACGTTATTCTGTGAGTCGAGTTCATAATCGCCCGGCTGGTCAATTTGACCCAATCCGCTATTTTGAGCGTTCGACCAAGTTACTGTCGGGTCATAAGTATTCCAAGTTAAGGAAGCTGAAACTTCGTTCCAAGTGTCAAAGAGAACGCCGGATAAAACCGCGTAAATCTGGTCGCCGTCCATATCGCTTGAAATGTTGCCGTCAAATATGGCTCTAGCTAATCGGGCAAGAGCTCCGACGGCTACTATGTTGATTCGCTGGCTTAGGGCTGTTGATCCGGAGTTGGCTACTTCGACGCTAAGGTCGGTAATAAAGCCGCCGAATAGATAGACGTAAGTGCCATTAGTTTTCTTTACTTCGACGCTTACCGAATCGTTAATCTCAAAATTGACGGCTGATTCGTTGGTTTCTAAAAGGCTTAAATTGCAATACCCGGCTTGAGGCTGTTCATAGATATTAGTTCGACCGCTGGTTATTGTCATCCCGGCTAAGGTGGCAGATGTGACGGTCGAGCCGTTTACCTTTATGCGATATTCAGGATTCCAAAGAGTCATACTGTCAAACCAGTAAACTGGCTAGCTCCACCGCCGGAGCGTCGTTCAACATTATTAAGGGCATTGATTATGGCTCGACTAAATCCATCCTCATCGATGACGCTGGGAGCATTAACATTGACATAGATTGGCTGGTCGGCTCTTTGATAACCAGTCGAAGGTGTTGAAATAGTTAATCCGCCAAATCCACCTTGAGGAGCTAAATTGACATACCCGGGCCCAGTCATCATCCCACCAACGAGTGGATTGCTAATTTTTTGAATGTTAGGTAAAACTGGAATTCGATTGTAAAGTTCGATGAGACTGTTGATTGCTGACTTAGCGCTCGCTACAAATGACTTAATGCTTTCGATGGCGTTTCCAATAAGATTGACAATCGTTCCAACTGTTTTACCAACGCCGACGATGGCATTGACAAGAGTAAACTCAAATAGGGGAATCAAATAATCTTTTGTGAACTTCCATAAGTCCTCGATTGATTCGCGGTTATCCTCAAAAGCCTTCTTTATCGGCTCAAGAGCTCTATCTTTGGCTTCAATAAGCATCGGGATAAGTCGGTTGGTAATGTAGTCAATAAAGGCTTTTACTGCTGGAAGTAATGCCGCTCCAACTGATTCTTTAGCTTCATCAAAGCCAATCTTCAATCGATTGATTTGACCTTCAAGAGTATTTGCTTGAGTAGTTGCTGCTCCGCCGAATGTGTCGGCTAGTTGCTTCATTGTGCCGTCTAATCCAAGGGTCTTAATTTCCGCAGCTGAAATTCCAATACCGAGTCGACTTAAAGCTCCGGTGTTGCCTTCGTAGGCTTTACCTAACGCATTAGCAACTGCTTCAACATCTTTCCCGGTGGCTGCGCTAATATCTAAAGCAAGAGTCAAGGCTTTGTTGGCTTTATTTAGATCGCCAGTGGCTACTGATAAGCGCTGGAAGGCTGGACGTAATTTGTCATCGGCAATTCCAAATGCCAAGGACATTTTTAGAATTTGATCTTCAACGGCTTTGATTTGTTCGTTAGTTGCGCCAGTAACATTCTTGAGAGCATTAGCCAAGCGAGCCTGAGCCGCTTCATCCTCGAGAGCTGCTTTAACTCCATCAATCGCTAACTTGCCAGCATAAGCGACGGCTGCTGCGGCAGCGGCGGCAAAAGCAACGGCAGCGACTTTGCCAAACTTTTGCATCTTATCGCCGAAGGTCTGAACTTGTGTTTCAGACTTCTTCATATCATCGACGAATTGTTTCGTCTCTGCAAGAATTTCGAGCTTTAACGTTCTATAATCTCTAGCCATTAGTTAGCCCATCGCTTTACAATTTGGTCGGTTGCTTGTTCCCATTTGTTTGTTAATTCAGGCTGAATCTTGCGAAGGGTTGGATAAATAAACCAGCCTCGAGATCCCCGTCCATATCGACCGGAATAACTTGGGAAT